TGGATGGACTCGCGCTCGGCGATGGTCAGAGGGTGCCAGTAGATCTCCAGCAGGGTCTCGTCGCCGGACTTGACTTCGTGCTTGTAAAGCTGGCTGACTCCGAATTTGTTGCGGAGTAGTTCGACGGCTCGCATGGAGCGGGTGCAAGTTGTTCAATAATACACTAGGCGTTTGCCGTGAATTCGCAAGAGATGATGCCCACAAAGTGCGAGCGGTCTTCAATGTCCAGCGGCGTGGGACCCACAATGTCGCGGACTTTGGGCTTGCAGGTGAAGGTGTCTGTGTAGCCGGAGGCGTTGACGGAGGTGAGGCCGTCGATCACCGCTTCGCACAGGGAGGAGAGGGTGGACGTTCCAGCGTTCTTGGGGACGTAGATGTTGCACTGGACGACGCCGCTGTAGAAGTCGGAGGCAGCACCCATGTTTTGCATGGTGGCTTGGGTGAAGTTCACCGACATAGCCACGTACTTGGTGGTTTTGCTGGGCGTGGTGTAGGGAACGTTGTCGTACACCATGGTCACCGTGGGATCGACGGCGGCGACAGCATCGGTGACGGCTTTTTCAAATGCGGCGCGGGCGTTTACGAGTGCCATGACTTAGATCCTCTCGTAGGAAACATAATCGCGGCCGCCAAGGAAGCCCAAACCGCCTGTGCCTTTTGTCGTTCCAACGAAGACTTGGGGCGTGCGTTTTTCGTTGAAGCTGCTTTGAATTAGCGGGCGTAGTTGGCTCTGAACAAATACAGCAACTTTCGGGTTTTCCAGGGCATATGCGGCGTACTTTGTGCTGTTGCCAATGAATACTTTGTCCGTGTAACGGAATGATGGGGTGGCGAAACGGGGCTCGATCTTGTAGGCGGTTGTGTTGCCTTTGTCGCGGCGTTTTTTGAGTCCTGCCCAAGGTTCGAAGTCTTCGACGCGGTCTGTTGGCTTGGTGCGTTGAGTCGAGGCTTTCCAGCTGGAGGCGAAAAAGCCCGTGTAGACAGGGCTGTGGTCCTTGCTGGCGAGACCTTCAAGCGCCAGTTGGATAAAAGTGTTGTAGTCGGCGCTGAGTTTTTTATTTAAGTCGGGAAGAATATCCCGAAGTCCGCGGCGTGCCATTAGAAGCGCACCAGCAAGATGAAGAGGTAGGTTTGGCCGCCGCGGTAGGTGCGAATGTCGGTGATTTGGGCGGTGCGGCTGGAGCCGGCGTAGGTAAAGCTGACTTCGTCGCCGAGGGTCGGCTGATTATTGCCGATTAGGTCGGGAGTGATGTAGAGCCTGGCTTGGCGTTGTTCGCGGCCTTCCTCTTCCTCGGAGACCACAAATTCGATGGGAACTTTGATGTTGGAGTAGGTGGTGTTGGTTGTGGTTAGTGCGCCAGTGCTGGTGTTGTAGGTGGGGGTGGCTTTGCGGGTGTAGGTGACGGTGGTATCGAGGGACGTGCCAAGTTCGGCTACGACGTCTTTGGCGACGGACTTGAACAGGGAGTCGAGGGCGCCAGCCATTTCAGCCTCTGTAGACGCGGAGTTGGAAGGAGCCCGAGCCGCCTAGGCAGTAGGGGCCGAGGTAGGTCTGGAGCCAGGGGTAGACGTCGAAGACGTTGTTGATGGTGCCGACGGCTTGGCTGGTTTTGCTGTATTTGACTTGGAGGTCGCCCAGTTTGACTTCGTCGTAGAGGCCGGTGGTGCCAGTGCTGTCCGTGATGGCGCCGGTGTCGTTGGCGAGGGCGCGTGCCAGTTCGTAGGTGGCGTACTTGATTTGGGCGGGAATTAGGGAGCACTCCAGCTCGACGCCGTCAACGTCGTAGTTGTTGCGGGGCCATTTGAGGGCTTGGTCTTCGTCGCAGCGGTCGCCCAGGTAGTTGAGGCTGTCGATCCAGCGGGTCGCTGAGATCAGGGCGCGGTTTTTCTGGTCGTCAGTCTTGTTGGTCCAGGTGGCGGAGTCGGGGACCGTTTCGAAGTACGAGTTGGCGTCGGCCAGCGTGACGTAGCTGTTGGCCGTGGCGCTACTCAAGGTGGCGTTAATTGTCGCGGCCACAGCAACTGTTCATTCTTTATTGCAGTGTAGCGGCAATGAAAAAGCCCCACCCGAAGGTGAGGCTTGAGTCGTCCACGGTCTGATTATCAGATGGTGGAGGTGTCGAGGGGGCTGTTGACAACGATCCGCACCAGGGGGATGAGGTCGATGTCGTAGGTGGCCTGCCAGTTGTCCTTGTCGTACAGCTGGGCGTTGGTCGGGTTGTCCGAGGCGGAAATCCACTTGGTGCCCATCACGTGATAGGCGCTGTGGTAATCCACCGAGAGCACGTCCTGCTTGGACAGGATGTTGCGGTCGGCTTCGATGCGGAGATCCTGCTGCACACCTTCCAGGATGGTGCCGGACTTGGTGAGGTAGCAGTTGAACTCACGCTGGTCGCCAGCGTCGCCAGGGGCAACGGTGTTGACCAGGGGGTCGATGATCACGCGGCAGCCGGCGAATTCGCCGATGCTGCGGGCACCGATGCCCACACCGCCACCGCCCCACACCACGGAACCGGCAGCAGCCAGAGCCGAGGTGGAGAAGGTCAGCAGACCCACCTGATACAGGTAGTAACCCACGGAGGGGTGAACAACCAAGGTGTCCAGCTCATCGCCGCGCTCGCCCAGCTTGGCGCGGGCTTCAGCGATGGTGGCGCCGGTCAGGAAGTTGGCTTCGGTAGCACCAGAAGCGGTGCCCTTGCCCTTATACATGCCGTTGGCGCCCAGAGGACCGTTGTTGGTGTCGGAGGCACCAAACAGGCCATAGAGGTGGCTGAACAGACGCTGGCTGCTCAGTTTGTTGATGGCGTCGGCCAGCTGGTTACGGATGTGAAGCATGGGGTCTTCACCAGCCGCAAGCATTGCGACGTCGTCCACTGCATACGCGAAACCACGGTGGCAGATGGTGGCGATCTGGGTGGCGGTGCCGATCTTCTGAGGGGTCAGATAACCGGCGTTGCTGGTGCCCCAGGTGGCCGTCCCGTTCATGATCTCCTCGGTAGGAGACACGGGGTTGAATTCGGGGACTTGGATGCGGGTGCCGCCTTCGCGGGCGTCCAGCAGGCTGTTGCGAACCACAGCGCCGCTCTTCAGGAAGAGGCTGCGCTCTTTGATGGCCTCAGACACATAGGTGCTGAGGTTATTGCGCTTGACGATGTCCGCAAGAAGGACACCGCCGGAATAGTTCTGAAATGGTGCGGCCATTTCTTAGTACCAGGGTTGGGGGTTTGCGGGGTCCTAGTCACGGACTAGGTGAAGCGCCACAGACGCAATTTAGAGTCCTGCTTCTCTCTTCAGCACAGCTGCGAGATCAGGGTCTTGACTAGAAATTAGCATCTGCTGGGTAAGGTTGATTGAACCTTCTTTCCAGGGGTTTGCTACTCCAGTCGAGGCAACTCCGACGGGAACGGGTTTGGCGCCCATTCCAGCGGCGGAGCTGGGTTTGAAGTGATGCTCGTAGCCCGAACCAGGGGCTTTCAGGGTGGCTAGATAGGTCGTGAGATCCTGCTCTACACCGCCGTTGAGCACGACGACGGCGCCTGAATCGTTTTTGCGAAGGTTGTTCTGCACCAGTTGCAGCATTTGCTCGGCGTTAATAGCGCCGGCTTGGCTGATTGCGGCCATTGCGCGTGTACGAATGGCGGCGTTTTCGTTGGACTGGCGCAAGTCCTCCAGCTGTTTTTGCAGGTCGAGGATTTGTTGGTCCTTTTCCTGTGCGGTGCGGTTGGCCTCTTCCCAGAGGTCCTTCCACTGGCCTTGGTCTTCCAGCGTTTTTTTACGCTGTTCGTCCTGTTTTTTGTAGACCTCGTCGAGTTTTAGCTTGATGCCTTGGAAACGTTCCTCAGCTTCGACGGCTTGGTTTTTTAGGGCGTTGATTTGAGCCTCATACTCGGCTCGGAAATCAAGTTGTGGAGCGTCGGTTCCAGCCACGGGCTGGGTAGGAGACGCCACGGGCGTTTCCTGGATGACTTGCTCTTCCATGAATTAGAACTCTGGGGTTTCGGTGGTTTCGGGGGCTTCGTAAGAAGCGGGTTCGGCGGTGGCTTTGCGGGTGCGCTTTGGCTTGTCTTCGGCGGGCGGTTCCGGCTTAGCCTGTGCCGCTTCATCCAGTTCGACCATCTCCCAGCGAGTGGAGCCGTCGGGTTGGATGACTTCAGCAAGTGTTTTCACTGCCAAAAGTATCAACTACTTTTGTAGTATACAACAAAAGAATTAAATGGTCGCTCCAACGTCATCAACAGTGGCTGGCGAAAGGTTTACCCATGCGCTCCCGGTGTAGCCCTCAAAGCAGCCGGCTGTGGTGTTAAAACGAATCATTCCGGTAACGGGTGTGCCGGGGGATTATTCCATTTCGGATTCGTCTTCGACTTCGCCGGGTTCTTCGCTGGGGAGGCTGCCGAGTTCCATCGAAGGGAGGATTTCGCCTTGGGTCAGGATGGCGCGGACTTCTTCCAGGGTGATGACGCCCTTGTCGAAGAGGGCGGTGATGGCGGTGACGTCTTGGCCGATCAGGCGGTCTATGTCGAAATCGCGGCTGATGCTGACTTCAGGGGGTTCGATGCCGAGGTAAGCGCCAGCGAAGTCAAAAGCCTTTTGGAGGGTTTGTTCGAGGTCGAGGCTGACGGAGGCCAGCATGGAGTTGGTATCGACGCGGTCGAGGCGGCGAGCGTCGGCAGATTCGGCGACAAATTTTTGCTGGCTCAGCGTGCTGATGCCGAGCGTGGCCATTTGTTGCTGGAGTTCTTTGATCTCGTTGGATTGGGCTTCAAAGGCGCTGGAAGCGGGCTCCACGTAGTAGACCTTGTTGCCGGGGGCGGTGGCCATCGCGTAGTTGACGCTGATGGCCATGTCCTTGGTTTGGTCGTCCCAGCCCTCAAGGACGAGCATCGGTTGGGAGGCGATGTGGAGGCTGTGGATTAGGTCAGCTTGGCGCTGGAAGTGGGCCAGGTTTAGGTAGGCGATGTCGATCAGCGGTGGGCGGCTGATCATGGTGTCCACCTTGTTGGAATAGGTGGTCACCAGGGGGATTTGGTTGAGGCTGTAGGTGCCGGTGTCGATGAGTTCGTAGTCGCCGCTTTGGGCGTTGGGCTCCATGAAGCCGGGGCCGAGGGGTTTGATGGCTTGTTTTTGGCGGTAGACCTCGTAGCGACCGGGTTCGATGACGCGGATTTGTTCGTAGGTTTTTTCGCCAAAGCGGCCCTCGGGGACTATCGCTTTTTCGTAGATGCGGACTTGAGTGAGGGTGCCGTAGGCGGCGTCGCGGTCCAAGCGCCAGCCGTAGATGTTGTAGGGGTCTACTTCGACCCAGTAGGGGCGGCGGCCCAGGGCGCGTTCTTCGGCGAGGCTGCGGATTTCGGTGGGGGCTGGGAAGTCGATCAGAGTGTGGGCTTGGCCGTAAGTCAAGCTGCAGATCAGGAGGCGGCGGGCGTACTCGTCGAGGTCGGAGCCACAGCCGTCAACGTCGCGGGCGAAGACTTCGCGCCAGTAGGGGTCGCCTTCGAGGGCGATGGGTTTGCGGAGGATGAGGCCAGCGGCGGCGCGAATCAGGCGTTGGGTGTAAGGCGAGAAGACGGCGCGGTTGACGCGGCTCATGTAGGCCCGGTAGTCCTCTCGGGGTTCCAGTGGGAGGAAGGCTTCGCTGTTTTCGCGCAGGTACTCGGTGCCGCGGGTGACGGCTTTCATGATTTCCCAGCCTTTCATCATGTCCAGCACGGCGGCTGTGCGAATGAAGGGGCTGTCGCCACCGTTCTGGTACGTCGTGGCGACGATGTGGGTGGGGAATTGGCCGGGTACTGCGTAGGTCATTTAGTCACCACTTGGTGCGATCCGCCCAGTAAGCGGCTGACATTTTTCCTTTCTTGATGTTAGCCGCGTGCCTAGCTTTGAACGCTTCACGACGTTTGCGGTCGGCTTCGGATTCTCCAGCGGTTTTGGGGGAGCCGGAGACGCCTTGTTGTCCGAAGCGGATAAGTTTTACTTCGCCGTTTTCTTTTGCGAGGACGGCGTGTGATTTATTGGGGTGTTTTGGAGTGCGTTTGGGTTTGTTATAACCGTCGAATTTTTCGCCGCGGTATTCAATCATCGTCGTCTTCCTCGTCATCGGGATCTTCGATGGGCACCAGCACTTCGATGCCGAGGGCAAGCATTTTGATGAAGTTGCCCAGGGTGTCGGGGACGGAGGGGGTTTTGAACACGAAGGTAGCGTGCGTGATACCTTCCTCGCCATCAATTTCGATGTGGAGGCAGCTGCCGGTGACTGTTTGGATAGTCATGGCTCCAGCCGGTTAGATGGAGGCGGTGATGGCGCCGCTGGTGATGAAGTTGCAGGTGACCACTTCGAGTTCACCCACCGTGGCGCTGAAGTCGGCGCTGGTGATGATGCCCGAGAAGGCGATCTTTTTGCCGCCGCTGGTGTCTAGGAACAGTTCGAAGGCAGCGTTGGCGCTGTCTTCGGTGGTAAGGACGTCTTGCAGGAAGGCGGCGGTTTCGTCGGCGCTGGAGGCGGTGTACATAAGCTCGACGGTGCCCGAGCCGGAGATGAGGCCGCCCACGAATTCGCGGCTGGTGGAGCCGTGGTCAGTGGTGTCGAGCGTGTCCTTGTTGATGGTCAGGGACCAGCTGCGGGTGGAGGTGATTGCAGCAGGGGTGGAACCGTCGTTTTCGAATTTGACGGAGCCCTCTTCGCCACGAAAAAAGGCCATAGCTGGAGCGGGGTGCTTTGCTCCAGTCTACGGCCTAAGTCGAGGGGTGTTTAGTTATTAGATAGAGGCGGTGATTGCGCCAGAGCTGATGAAGTTGACGGTGATGACTTCCAGTTCGCCGACGGTTGCGCTGTAGTCAGCGCTGGTGATGATGCCGGTGAAGGTGATTTTCTTGGTGCCGGAGGTGTCCAAGAAGAGTTCGAATTGGGCGTCGGTTTGGTCCTTGGTGGTCAGGACGTCGTCGATGAAGTTGAGGGTTTCGCCCGAGCCGGGGGCGGTGTACATGACTTCGGCGCTGCCGCTTCCAGAGAGGAGGCTGCCAATGAATTCACGGCTGGTCGAACCTTGGTCGGTTACGTCCAGAGTGTCTTTGTTGATGGTGAAGCTCCAGCTGCGGGTGGACGAGACTGCGGCCACGACGCCGGAGCTGTCCTTGAAGCTGATGGAGCCCTCCTCGCCGCGAAAGAAAGCCACGGGTCGTTATGCAGTAGGGGATGTTTTGAGTTTAGTTGATGATTTCTTCGACGAGTTCCAGTGCAAGGGCGACTTCTTTTTTGGTTTTTGCGGGGGTAACGGCGATGACGGCCTGTTTGGCGAGGAAGCGGGCGCAGCGGGGGTCCCAGAGATTTGGGTTGCGCTTGCCCTTGACGGCGAAGATCGCGTCAAGCATTACGGAGGTGATTTCCATGGGATTAGCCGTGGTAGGCGACGGCGATGTGGGGAACGAGGTTTGGGGTGCCGGATGTTATTTGCGAGATTCGCATACGGATTTTGGCGGCGGGACTGCCGGTATAAAAATAGACATATTCACCGGCATTACTAATGGTTTTAGAGGTGTCAATAGTAAACCAAGTGCCGTTGCAGCTGCACTCCAGGGCAAGTTTGAAGTTGGCGGAGCTGGTTACGGTGGCGGCGAAGGTATAGCTGCTGGAGTGAGCGGTGACTTCGAAGTACTCGTTGAGGGCGTCCATGGTGGCGCCGGTGTACTCGACGAGGTTGGTGTAACGGTCAACGGCAGTAATAGCGACTGAAGCCATAGTTACTTGC